GAACTAGATAATCCAGAACCAAAAATATCGCTTGTATATCCCATATCCTGAGTTTGTGGGCCTTGTTGAGATTGTTGATATTCATTTGAATCAAAAAATCCTTGATCAATATCAGTGCCAGCGTATCTTTCTTGAGGAGTTTGTTGTGGTCTTTTAGGAAGACTGTTTATAAGATCTCCTAAACTTACTGGATTTGTTGATGCCACGGGTGCTGTCGGAGCCGGTGGCGTAATCGATGGAGTTGGAGTTGGAATTGGTGCCGGAGTTGAAGGACTAATTGGAGGTGTTGTAACTGGTGGTGTTGCCGTAACTGGTGGAGGTGTTGCTACAGAAGGTGTTGGTATTTCCATTGTTGACGGTTGTGTAGTTGGTGCTGTGTCCATACCACCTCCCATAGGAGTTTGTGGAAAAACACTTCCAATACCACTAGATGATCCCGTGTCTCCTCCAGAACCCATCATAGTCTGCATTGATTTTGATTGGTTTTGTAAAAACTCTATTGCTTGTTCTAATATACCACTCATTATACTTTTTTCTTTATTATTTTTTTTAATGTATTAGATTGCTTGAGATGCATCTTAGATGCACCTTTTAATTCTTTAACTATTTTTTTAATTTTACGTTTCATTATTTTGTTAATCCCTTAACTTTTTCCACAGTCCTAAGACCCCCAAGACCCAGCATTCCAAGTAGTACGGTCATGAGGGAATCCATATCAAATACTGGTAGTTCTGGAATAACAACTCCAGCATAACTACATACAAACATTGTAACAGGAGCTAAGATAAAATGCCATGCCATTGCAAAACTTAGACACCAACCTAAAAATGGTCGCCAGCCCGCCACAAAAATACTTCTGTGCCCTGCTTCTATCTTGTTAATTTCTAATTGTCCTTTGGAAAGTTCTTGTGCATGTGACTCTGCCATTGTTGCCACTTCATGTGCCAACTTATTCTTCATGTCTTTGTCTTCTATAAACTTTCCAAGAAGATTAGAAACTGGTCCTATTAAGGCACTTAACATATTACTTCCTATTCATCCAAGCCGTAGTTCCCATGTAAGCTCCAACTATACCAGCACCCGATAAATAAAACAAATTGCTGATATCACTTAATGCATTTATTCTTTCTATAGTCATAAACGGCATAAACATCATAGCCGTAAAAAGTCCCATAGCTCCTAAAGTGTACCTCGCCATTCTCAATTGGGCAAGTTGTTTTCTTAAAGCGTATTCCGTTTCTTTCATTAACTTAGCATGTTCAAGTTCCTCGTCAGTAACTATTCCGTCACCATCTAAATCGTAATCATTATATTTACTGTTTTTTTGTAGGGTCTTACTCATTTTGCAATATCTCTTAAACTTTTCATTACATCATCAATACTAGGCTCTTTACTATTAGGATTATAAACACATTTATATTTTCTAGGGCATCCAATCTGTACATCCGTAAATTCCATTTCAAATGTTTTCCCTGCACCTTGGTACAAGCAAGCTAATCCACCTTTATAAGCAATCATCTTTTTTCTTAGACACATTGTATATTTAGGTTCTTTTATTATACCTTGGTTTACTTTTTGCTGATATGTATATGGTTTCGCATTTGCTCTATCTGACCAAACGCTTACTAATAAGAAAGCAAAGCCTCCTATAATTAATACTACAATTAGCCAAGTTATAGCTTCGCCAATTTCTTTTCTTAGTTGTTGTTGTTTGTATACTGTTTCTTGACGTTCTTTTCTGATCTTACCTTCCATCGCCAAAAGCTCATCGTAAGCTCCCGGACCTTGAGTAAGATTTAAAAACATCTTGAGTTCGTACCTTTGTTCCTCAAGTTTCTTCTTGGCTGCGTAAGCTTGCAATGCAACAGCTTCAATACTTCCACCACCAAAAACTTTACCGAACACTCCGGGATTTTTCGCTTGTTTCTCCGCTTGATCAACATCTGATGACGCTCCCATCCATCTGGATAAATCTCCAGACATTTGCTCTAAATCACGCCCCATTGCAAAGCCCGACTTGATTGCATCAAATGCTTTACTTGCGACACCTACCGCTAATGATATAGTTACTGGATCCATATCCAGATTATATCATAGCTTATTTACCTTTTAAAGATGCCGCCGTGTTTATACGATAGATATTAACATCGTTCCTATCATCAGCAATATTCTCTTGAAGTTTTTGTCTTTCTTGAGCTAACTGATAGGCTTGTTGTAATCTAGCTTGATCAATTTGAAAATCTAGCTGATCATTCATAGTTTTACGTTCAAGTTCAGCCGTATCATTTTCAAGCTCTTTCTTTCTGATCTCAACTAAAGGATCTTCTGGTGTAGGTGGTGCTAAAGCAGGCATAATCTCATTTAAGATTTCTCCAACTTGTTGAGCTATAGCTGCTTCAACTGCTGCAGGATCTAATTGAGGAACTTGTTCCCCACGTTGTTGAGCTTCTTGCATTGTCTTTTCAAAGAACGTAGTTATTTGATCTCTAGCCATCATACCAACGTGTTCTTGGACGTGTGCCTGCAACATTATATAACCTTGTGGGTTTGCTTGAGAAGCTTGACTAGATAACAGAGCAATATGAGCTTTAACGTGTGCTTCATGATCTTGTTGTGGGAATGCTTGTAATGGTGTTCCTTTAATAGCATTTCCATTCTCAGTTGCTGGGTCAATTGGTTGTGGTTGTTGTGGTTGTGGCAAAATAGCATCAATATTCTTGATATCTAGTGCATCATACATTCTTCTATACGCTTCATGAGTGTTATGTATGTCTGGTGCCGCTTGTGCAAGCTGTAATTGTGTCTGTGCAAGCGATAATCGTTGTGCCATAGAGAAAATATTAGGATCTGACACCGGAAGTATGTCCACACGACCATCAAAATCCTTTTGCATAGTCTCTGGAGGCATTTCTCCAACAAAATAAGGGTATGGAACCGGATTTTCACTAAAAATCTCCGCTAACATGCGAAATTCTTGCTTTTGAGCGTAATGTAGGCGCTTATGTATAGCAGAAATGATCTTTGAACCCTGTTCAATCAACGCAACAGTCGTTCCAACAGGTGCATTTGAATTCATATCCGCTACTTTTGCATCAGCAACCTGTGCAAAACGTCTACCAGAATCAACAACAACACCTAAAAGCTGTGCTAATGTAGCTGAAGGCTCTTTGTATGGCAGTGGGATAATGGAATTCTTGAGATCTCCGCCTGGGACATCGATGTCTCTAAACTCACCAGGATTGAGAGGCTCATCGTCATTACGAATACGGACACCCCTCGCTTTGAAACCTGCTGGAAGATTCGATAAAGTACCTGCATCAATTAACTGCCTTAAAATAGAAGTTGCAGCACGAGATAAACCTCCAATTGTGTGGAGTAGCCCGAAACCATAAAAACCAAATCCCGGTAAGAATTTGAAATGAGTAAAATATTGTCTCTTTCTCTTTAATGTGTCTTGTTCTCTAAAGTTTCTAGAAATCGATAACACTTTTCCAGAACCCTGATCAATGGTGACAATATAAGGCAACATAACACCCGAAGGATTCCCCTCCATATCCGTGTCTTCAAAACCTTCCAAATCCAACTCAATGTGACACTCCAATAAAGTGTAAGAGTCATCGGAATAGTTTGGACGTAATCCCAACAACTCGTCAGCACGTCCTTGGATAGCTCCTTCATCTTCACTATCACCTGCTTCAGATAATTCAACATCTCTATAAACTCCTGCTATTTGTAGTTTGCGAATGTCATTATACGTCATCCTAACTACATGTGTAACCCTCTCAGCCGTTCTTAAATCAGAAGCCGAATACGGAACAACCATATCTTCGGCTGGTACAAATTTAGAAACAGCCCTTTGCTTAGTCTCGTCAAAATATACTTTCTTGAATGTAGAACCAGTTAAGGGCAGATAAAATAACATCTGATCAGTGTCGGGGTCATACTCCTCCATGATCTCTGTAATCTGATAATTCATGAAATCTTCTACACGTTGAGCCTGTGCTTCAGTCTCTTTTGTAGGTGTTCCTAAAACTTGTGTTTTTACAGGACCACCACTTGGTAACATCTCTTTATATGATTGTGATTGAAACTGCGTAACAGCTTCAGAAAGTAGTGGATGAGTTACACCGCTTGCCCCTAAAAAAGGCTCACTTCGATCTTCATAATTAATTCCAAGTAACCCTAGCCCCTTGGCAATGGCTTCTTCCCAATCTTCCCTAGACTCCAAATCTTCACGGAACTTCGATCTGATATCAGATGATAATTCTCCCAAAATTGAATCGTCAAGAACCTCTGCAAGATTGGCTCCATGATCATATGGCTCGGCTTCAATTTCTAAACCCTCTTCTCCTGCTAATTCAATTCCCTCTGGTAATTCATCTATTCCATCAGGTATTTCAATCTGAAGACTATCTTCTTCAGGCATCATTTGACCACCTGCTCCCATTGAGTCTTCTACCATGCCCGCTATTTGTCTTGGTTGTATCGCCATTATCTATTCCTTTTTTTACGAGTATAACCTAAAAAGGTCACCAATACCATCTCTCATATTTACAGTACCACCGTTTGCAAATCCATATGTTGCTTTTATATTAGCTATGGTTTCATCTTCTATACTAGGACCATACATTCTTGATATATCTGCACCTACATTAAAGTTTGGATTAAAATTATAACTACCTCTTATACCAGCTTGTCTTGAAACTTTCTCTCTACCACCACCAGTTGTTTGTGATATGTTTCCACTTACATCACCTTTATCAAATTTTTTGATAAAATTTAAATATTGTGTTTCTTGATCTTTAACATTATCAATAGGGTTTCTTGTATAACCACCACCTATTGAAGCACTATCAGAAAGTTGTTTTTGTAGCATAAGCTCGTAAGCATTTATTTTGTTTTCTTTTGTATATGGGTTTTTACTACCTCTTATTGAACCTTGTGCCGTGAACCCAGATTCAGGATCCATGTACCGTGCTCCAATGCCCGCTGAATTTGGCATGTCCCCAAACTCGTCTTGTGCATACATCAAGGGATTAAACCCAGACTCTTCTTTATTTTGATTTGAATATTTAAACTCTATTTGTTGTTGAGCTATTTCTAAAGCTTCAGTTAAAGAGTAAGGCTCCCCTGTAAAAGAATTAGGTTTCTCTGGGTCATCCCCAGGAGCAAACTTTCTAGTTCCTGTAATACTATCAACAATAGTAAGATAGTCTTGTTTTGCTAACTCTGCTATTGTCGGAGCTTCTTCATCACCCACTACATCTTTAGCCATTAACAGATCCTCGTGGTCTTCTTTTTTTCTGGTAACATTCTATCAGAAAAACGATTAGTAACAATAACAACTTTTTTTGTAGCTTTTTTCTTTGCCATTAATAAGTACCTTTATACGTCCCACCACGGGCTTTCATTACCCCGCCCCTTTTCTTTTGGACAGGGGCGTTTCTGTCTGGAGTATCTTTAACTTTTTTCTGTTGAGTTTTTAAACTCTTTTTGTCCATAATTTTCTTATTCATTTCTTTCAAGTCAGTCTTACTCTGACCTTTATATGGATCTTTTTTAACTTTTGTCCTAACAGATTTTAATCGGAATCCTTGAAAAGATTGTGGGTCTGGGACTTTTATTTTATCTTTATTAAACTGCATTGTCTTTTGACCATCAGCAGACTTCAAACCACCATTCAAATCTTGAAGCATCTTAATTGTTGTATTATTTTTTTTAGCTATACTACCCAATGTGTCATTCTTCATAACTTTGACGGTTTTAGTAAGTTTACTAGCACCACCACCTTTTATAGCTTTTTTTAAATCACCAAGAAAACTTCCAGTGCTTTGTCCATTTTTGTCTGCCATTTTATTCTCCTATTTTAATAAGTTCCCTTAAACATTCCACCACGGTTTTTAAGTACCCCGCCCATTCTCATCTTTTTGACGGTCCCACCAGAAGAAAATGCATCCCCATCTTTTAAACCACCACCATATATCTCTTCCATTAATTCTATTTTTGGTATTTTTTTAAGTTGACTATTGGTGTAGGTTTCTTTCATATTATATCTAGCTATTAATTGGTCTTTTGTATAAGACTTTAAATGTTTTGTTAAATCGCCAGCCATTGTCTTCTCCTTGATTAATAATATTCTCTTGCTCTACGAGGATACCAATTCTCTGGAATCTCTTCACCTTCTAAACTAATAAACCCGCCTTGTCTAAATCTCATTAGGGCCATCGTCATACTATCACAATAATCATCATGATCGCCCATAGGAAAAGATGCAACTTCTTCTATTACATCCTCTGCAAATTTTTCCCCTTCAGGATACCATACTTTTCCTGACTCGAATATAGGAGATACAATATGCATCCGTGTCGTCTTATCTATACCGCCCCCGCCTTTTCGTCTGCCGGGGCTAAAGGTAGTAACCGGTAAATTTATTAATCTTAACTCATCTGCAAGCGGTTGACCAGATGCTTTTGCTTCAATCAAAATCATATCAGGTTCCCAATATTCATTTTGCTCTACAGCAATCTCCTTTAACTCAGGAAAATTCCATCTACCCTTCTTAGCATCTAACATAATAATATGTTGCTCACCATCTTCTCTAGGCTCAAATACTCCCCATGTCGTAATAGCAGAATAATCGGCACTTTCTTTTTTGCTGTATGCCGTGTCATAAGCTTGGATTATGTAATCCAACCGGGGGGTGTCTTCTCTTTCCCAGACCTGCCACCAATCCCTTTTTATCATCGCAACTGCTTCAGACGTAGGATTCTGCTGCCACTGTGCATTCCACTTGACCGGGGACAGTGATGCCTTGACCTTTAACAATTCGTCCACGTCCCAAAACTCGGGCCATAACGCTTTATCGTTTGGAAGGATAGCTGGAAATTCAATTACCTCCCATTGATCCGCCATACTATCCATAGCCATATTCTGAACTAAACGCCCCGTCAAATCTTTCTTAGACCATCTTGTCTGCACAATAATGATGGTACCCCCTGGTTGTAATCTCTGTCTCGGTCCAGATGTGTACCACTCATATGTATTGTCATAGGCAACCGAAGATAATGCATCTTGTTCCGAGTGCGGGTCATCAATAATTAATAAATCTGCACCACGTCCCGTCATCGCAGCACCCACCCCCGCAGCGAAGTACTCCCCCCCTAAACTAGTTTCCCACCTACCAGCAGCTTGACTATCTGGTTTTAAATCTGTGGTAGGGAAAATCTCACTATAGATAGGGTCGGCAATTAAATCTCGGACTTTCCTACCGAACCTAACAGCAAGTTCCGTGTTCATAGTAGCCTGTATGATTTTTAATTTAGGATTACGGCCCAGGAACCACGAAGGCATTAAATAGGATGCTAATTCAGATTTTGAATGTCTAGGGGGCATGTTGATTATCAAACGCTTCAAGTTACCCGAAGCAATGTCCTCGAGCTTTTCAGATATGACTCGGTGATGGTTACCCTCTATAAACCCTTCATATACATGTTTGGCGTAAGACAGAAATTTTGTCTGAGCAAGTTCACGAGTTTCAAGTCGCCTGTGCTGTTCCTCTAGTAACAGGACTTCTTGTAACACCTCTTTTGGCAATGCGTCTAAATTCATGACCAAACAATAATACATTTGAATGAAAAAATCAATGCTGCAACCTGCTTCGGTTGCTTAAGTACTGCCCCGTCAAATATTGGGGGTGGGGGGTTAAATTAAATCTAATCTTATTTTGAAAATTCACATAGTAACCCTGAAACATTAAATACGGGGCATCAAGTTTTATTATATGGAGTATCATTAACCATGATACATTAAACATGTTGCATTTTTTCAAGGGCTATAGTTCTTGCCACATCAAGACAATCTAACAACGTACCATGAACCAAAGGCTTTGTTTCTTTTAGCTTCGTAGCTTGATTATATGCTATCGCATAGCCGTCAAATAAAAGTAGCTCACGCTTCAAGGGGCAATTTTGCAAGATAAAAGAAACACCATTAAATTTATTATAATTTAAATGCCAAGCAATTTGCGACTTTTCAAGCTTAAATAATATATTATCTTTTAATGTCTTATTTCTTTTTATACTTGTTTTAAGTTCAATTAATAATGGAATAGTTTTATATAATAAATATAAATCGGGGAAGCCTGAAGAATTTAATCCATTTTCTATTTTATGTATAAAACAATCTTTTGGGAGTGAATGCTTTATATAATTAGAAAAGTTTTTTTCTAACATTTAATTTAATTCCAAGAAAAATCTATTACCAATTTTATTATATATAGAAGATATAAATATAAATAAAGTTTAATTTAATTCCAAGAAAAAAGGCTTCCCAATCTTACTACTTATAGAAGATAAATTAATAGAGGAATAAAACAAAATGCTTAATTGTACAAAATGTAAAGAATTAACTAATGAAGAAGAAATATATTATAATAATGAAATTGAAAAATATCCATTTGAAAAAGTTCAATTTGAATTTAGTGAATGTTATGATTATTTATGCTTAGAATGCTATCAAGAAGAACTTAAAAATGATTACACAAAAAACATTGAATAAAAGCTATAGTGGAAGCCAAAAACGGGGAAACTATGCTTTCATGTTAGATCATACCTTAAATTATTAATTCCTTTGTATGGGGTTTTATGGGGTTTTATAGATAGTATTAATTATTATTGGTTATTATGGGAAATTATGCTTTTTTTAGTATATTTAATTAAAAAAATAATATATAAATATTAGAGTAAGTTTAAAAAAATAGGGGTTTAAAATGCAGATATTCAAATTAAATGCAAAAATGAAGATAAGAATGTTTAAATACTATTCAAGAAATTTAATAAATTTAGAAAAGCAAAAAATCGTTTTATTAACTAATATTTATAATTTAGAGAATAAAGAAGAACATCTAAATTCATTAGATTTTATTAATAATAAAATTGAAACATACAATTATAGATTAATAGAATTAAAGAATAATACTTGGGGCAATACTAACAGTAGAGATAAAAAAGGGGTTAATTAATGACTTATAAAAAATATAATATTACAAAGCCAAAAAAAGATTATTATCAAGAAATAACTGATGCTTTTATTGAATTATTAGAAACTGAAAAAGGAAATTTTGTTAAAACTTGGCAAGATAACAATTTAAATGGGCATTATAATATTAAGACAAAAAAAGCTTATAGAGGAACTAATATTTTCACTACTTCAATTAGTAGCTATAAAAATGGCTTTAAGTCTAATGAATGGGGCAGTTTTAAACAATGGCAAGAAAAAGGTTTTTCAGTCAATAAAGGGGCTAAAGCTACTTTTATTATATTCTTTTCTAAAATTGAAATTGAAGATAAAAAAGAAAAAGAAAAAAAACTTATTCCATTAATAAAAGGTTTTCCCATTTTTAATGCAGATCAAACTAATTATAAAGATACTGAAGAATATTTAAGAAATATTAATTTATTAATAGATCATGGTAATAAACTAGTTTTTAATAATGCTAGGATTGAGAATTTAGTTTCCAATACAAAAGCAATAATTAAACATGGGGGCAATTCTGCATTTTATAGCCCCGTAAGTGATTTTATACAAATGCCAAATAAAGAAAGCTTTAAGGAAATAAAAGAAATTTCAAAAGAAGTAGGTTATTACTCTACTTTACTTCATGAATTAAGTCATTGGACGGGAAATTCAAAACGATTGAATAGAGAAATATTTAATCGTTTTGGCTCTAATGGATATGCTTTTGAAGAACTAGTCGCAGAAATTAGCTCAGGGTTTTTATGTACAATGTTGGAACTTGTGAAACTCCCAACTCCTAACCATGCAAGATATATTAATAATTGGTTAGAAGTTTTAAAAAGTGATAAAAAAGCAATTGTAAAAGCTTTTTCTTTAGCTCAAAAAGCAAGTGATTTTATTTTAGATCATGAAGAAATAAAAGAACTTGAAGAAGTAGCTTGATTTAATACCCCTTTTTAGCCCCTATAATGGGGGCTAAATGGGGGTATTAAAAAAGCCTATAAGAAACTATAACAATTTTAATTAAGGGGTTTAAAATGGAAATTACAAAGCATGAAGTTATTGAAATTAATATAAGAAAAAGAAGCTATAAAACAAAAAACCATAATTTCAAAATTTTAGAATATATTTTTATATCTAAAGACGGGCAAAAAACAAAATTTATTAGTCATGTTGGGAAAAAATACCCAACTATTACAACTAATAAAATAGAATACATTACAAGTTAAAAAGGGGGTTAATACTCTTTTTTAGCCCCTTATAAAGGGGCTAAATGAAAGTTTTAAACAAGATAAATAAAGGGGGTTAAAATGTTACGAGAAACAACTATTTATAAAAAAAATATTCATGATTTAGAAAACTATAAATTTAAAGTTTTAAAGCCTAGTACCAATAAGAAATTAGGAAAAAAAGTTTTAAAAGGTCAATTTAAAGATTATAAATTTTTTACCTTAACACTTGTAGAGCGTGAAACATGTCCAAAAGATTGTTTTCATTGGTCAACATGTTACGGGAATAATATGCCCTTTGCCCATCGCATGAGTTCAAAAAATGAATTATTATTAACTACTAGAATTCATAACGATATTATTAATTTAAAAGGTAAAAAAGCTTTAATAAGATTGCATATATTAGGGGATTTTTTTAGTGTCCAATATGTTTTATTTTGGGATATGATTTTAAAACTTTATCCAAATATTGCTATTTATG